ATATCTGTTTAATCCTTTTAGGATATTTAGAAAGTCTTTTAATGCTCCTCTTCTTAAATGTGGAACTGATTCAGATACTACACTTATCTCGCTGCCTGCATTTCTTATTGCCTGATCTATTAAGATGGATAGTATACAAATAGTTTTACCAGCAGAAGTTCCTCCTCTTACAATCTTAACTCTTTTGTCTAATGCAAGAAGCTTGTCAAACGCTATCGTTTTTCTGACTCTCATTAATCAATAAACAGTGGAGTGTCTTCGTTTATTGTAATATCTTTTGTTTCTCTTGGTTTACCTGCGTAGTAATTATAGAACAACTGAACATACTTAAAGTCTCCTTTTTCTACTCCAGCTTTCAGAGCTTGATATGCAGCATCTTCTAAAGGAGTTAGTTTCTCTATTAGATTAAGCTCATCTGCTTTAGGTTTTCTACCTGCTCCTTGTCTTTTTCCTCCGTGTGCCATAACTTGAAATAACTTGATTAATCAATAATACAATAAAAAAACTTATCATTTGTTAAAACTCATTTAAATATCTATTCTCTATTTCCCAGTTGCCTGCATAGAGTTCAAAGGTAGTACCATCCTTTCTTGTTCTGATCGTACCTTTAGGGTAATAGTTACCCTTTTCTTTAAACTGTTCTTTAGTTACCCATCCACACACTGTAAGAACTTTAGTGAATCTATTTATAGATGCAAATATAAATGCATCAGCTATATATCCTATTTGTGTGTCTAGAACATTATTCACATAGTAGTCTTTAGGATCTACTTTTCTTTCCATACATTTAACATCTGCCTTGTAACCATTCCATTCAATATCATATCCTCCATCAAATCCTCCTAGTCCTGTCATTAGTTCTATGCCTAGATGGTCTCTTATGGTGTTTTCTCCTACTATTCCTATGTATTGATTTCTCTTGTTGCCATCTGCGAATCCTCTCATTCCAAAGTTAGTTCTTCCTACCAGCTTTTTGCTGTAGGTGATAATATCTTCGTTAAGAGGTATTTGTAACATTAGTCTAATAAGTCAAAGCTGTGATATTTGTTTTTTAGTTCTTCGTATTCTTTTTTAAGCTCTAGGTAATTTTCTAATAATCTCTCTAGATTGTATTCTAGTTTCTTGTCTGCTTTCTCATATCCTAGATACTTTCTAAACTCTTCTTTTATTTTAGTATATACGTTTAATAATCCTTCATCTTGCTTTAACCACCAGTCAAAATTATTACATGCATGTAAAATAGTAGCGTGGTTTTTTGACACAGATCTACCTATTTTAGTATAGGTCATGTTCGTGTATTGACGAAGAAGCTTATAATACATTGCTCTTGCTTCAACAAAATCTCTATCTCTACAAGTTAATGTGTGTTCGTTTTCTAAATCAATGTTAGTCTGATTTCTTATTATTCTTTTTAATTCTGATGTTATCATAATATTTGTTTTCGTTTATAGCTTTTAAAATTCCTGCACATGCTTCATAATTCTCTAAAGTTTCATAAAGCTTTATAGCATTTTCTAGTTCTTCTTCTGAAGCTCCAGCTGCTAAATCCATCAGTGCCATTAGATAATATCTTTCTATTTGATCACTGAAGAGTTCCTCGTATGACATATTCGTTTAATTCTGATTCTTTCTTCACAAAGTACTCTTCAAATGTTTTAATTGCTCTCTCTAATTTTTCTTTCCCTGATAAATAAAAACTCTCACTTGCATCCCACATACCTAAATCTCCTTTGCCTTTATCTATTGCAAAGAAATAAAATTTATCATAACTCACATTAAATAATTCACAATAAATATAAAGCTGTACGTCATAAGAGTATTTCTTGGATGAATATGGAAATGCTTTTACATCTGATGTTGTTTTTAAATCACCAATAAATCCATCACCTAATATATCAGCTTTAGCACGGAAGGGATAACCATGTAACATTCCAATAGCTGGTATCTCAAACTTTGCTCCTCTTGTCATTCTTTGCCACAAATCATTCTGTAGTAAAGCGTCTACTGTATACATTGCTTTGTCATAGTCTTTTCTTGTATATACAAATTCATCTGATCCTATCTCTGCTACTTTCTCTGTATATTTTTTTGTTCTTGCTGATTGTACTTCTACTATGTGTACAAGATCATCTACCTTGTCTGGTTCTAATGCTGCTAAATGTATAAGCCTTCCTGCTTTAAAAGCTGGGTTGTCTGACTTAAAGTTTAAACTTCTAGCATAAGCTTTAGGACTATCCATTAAATATTTTATAGAAGAAGAGCTCAATGCTGTTCTACCTAGTTCTCCATAGTAAAACTTATCGTCATCCATTTTAGGAATTAGATCTTCTGGTGAATATTGTTTTCCGTTAAGTAATGTTATTGTATTATTCATAGTGTGTACAAATATATTTTATTTGTGAAGGATATAATTTAAACCATTCCCCTCTTATATTTTGTTCTTTATATTTATGATGTAATTCTTTTTCTAAATCTTTTTTAAATTGTTTAATCAACTCTAATGTTGGTTTTTCTCCTTGTAATGTTTTTTCTCTATTTAAAGGATTTGATGACTTACCTATCTTATATGCTGAAGAACCGTCTGGATATTTTATATTATGGTCTTTTATTAAATAACAAACTTTCTCTTTAACAGATTTTCTTTTTTGTCCTTCTATATCTTTTTTAATAATAGAACTTTGACAAAGACTAAACACTTTCATATTTTCCAGCCTTTCATTTTCTTTTTCTAACCAAATTGTGTATTCCTTATTTTTAATCTTTTCTTTTCTTGCTTTAGTGTATATTAAATTCCTTGGGTAATTATCTGAAAATAAATCTTCCAGAAACTCATCCATATGATAAAGATAAGGTCTAATACCTAAATATGTTTTGGTCCAAAATCTTTTACGTTTAAAATCTTCTGCATCACGAACCATGTCTAAATAATAAGCTCTCTGTCCTTCATAATCGTCATAATAATAAGAACATCCATCTTCAGCTATATTCCAACTTTTACGAGTATAAAAATCTTCTCTATCTTTAAAATACTCATCTTCCCAATCAAAAAGTTGGTAGCTAAATTCATCTCTTATTATTCCTTTAACTTCTTCTTTATTGCCATTATCATAAACTATTTTTTCGGTAATGTATCCAAAGTTATCTTCAAATAATTTATTATAAGCATCTTTAAAATCTTTTATAGATTGACCATATGCTTCCCCTTCTCTTGTTTGATAAGGCAGTTCTATTCTTTTATTATCCCATCCTCTATCTTGATTGTATTCTATTATAATACCCTCCTCGTGTAAATGTATCGTATGTTTCATTCTCCTTTTTCTAATTGGTCTTCTAATGCAGCAAGAGCTCTCCATGCTACTTTGCCTAGATGTAACATTCCATCATCATCTATAGGTTCTGTCGTGTGGTCTATTAGGTGTCTAGTTAAAGCATCTAGTTGGTCTGTTGATTTACTCTTATCCCAATGCAGAGGTTTGTCTGGATGATGTTGCTGGTTTCCTATGTAACTAATCTTTGATACATATTTAAGTGCTCTAGGAAAATACTTCAACACTCCAGTAAATACTGGCATTTCTTTTCTTTCTTTATGTTTACTCATAGTCCTAGCTTTTTTGCCTTATTATATTTTATAACAATCTTATTGGCTTCATTAAGTTCTGCCTCTGCTCTTCTTGCTCTTTTAAGAGCTCTTATCTTGTCTGATCTATATGACTCTATAGTTTTTTCATATGTTCTTCTCTCGTATTCAAGATGTGCAACATATATTCCTATCTCTGCCAAACACCCTTTACAGAGTTTTATGTCTTCGTTGTTTGATTCTTTACCCCACTTCATTAATTTATTTCCTAAAGTCTGGTAGTTTGTAACGTATTCTAATTCTTTGATTAATTCCATTTTATTTGTATTCATTGTAAATTGCTTCTAGTTTATTATACACTTGTCCAACAAAGCAAGGAGAACAATTAGTAAGTTTCTTTGTGTCTTTAAAAACTCTATTGTATATCTCTAACATTTTTGGTGCGTATTCTGTTATATTGTTCTTTTTTTCTTCAAATATATCTTTAAGATACAAAAATTCCTCTTCAGTAAAAAGATCTGGTATTTTATATGGAAACAATTCATTAAGTTTCTTTTTCCTTTTATCGCATCCACAGTCTGCATCTAATGCTTCTGCTACAGTATCTACAACTTTTTTTATTCCTGTTGCTTTAGTTATTTTCTCAACTGTATCGCCAAATCCTTTAGCGGCTACTTTTTGTTGATATTCAAAATTGGCTTTAAATTTATTATAATCGTTCATAATCTTCGTTTTTGTAATCTTCGTAATCTTCTTTTAATTTCTCTTTTAATATGTTTTTTGCATTCTTTAAAGTATTAAATATACTTACCCAACTTATTTTTGTTTCTGCTGCAATCTTTCTAATACTCATATTTGTATCTCTATATAAAACAAAAAGCTTTTTATCATACCAATGCCAGTCCTCTATCTCATCATCTATTTTTTCACAAATATAATTATATGCTTCTTGTTCTCTCAAATCTGTTTTATCATCTAACTGAAGTACTCCATCATCAATAGAAACCTTCCTAACTTTTCGCTTACTATTATAGTATAAGTAGTAAGTAGTTCGTAAAGTGAAATACATATAACCCCTACGAATAATACCATTTTCAATAACCTTTTCTGGTTTAGCATATTTATATAATATTAAATAACTCTCTTGTACAATATCTTCTGCATAATCATATTCACCAAAACCATTAACTATTCTGATCCATTCTTTATGTTGTCTTGCCACTACTTCTAGCCAGTCTGCTCTTCCCATTTCACTGTAACATTTATAAATCCTATGACACACTGTAAAGTGTATTCATCATAACCATCATCATATTGTTCTTTGTGAAATAATGCTCCTATCATGAAACCTTTTATTAATGCTATATAAATATCTGCATTTTTGTATTGACCAATCATTACAAATATTGTAGTTATAACAAGAAGTATAATAAGTATCAAAATAATAATTCTTTTTTGTTTTTATCTAATAAGTCTTTGTCCATAAAAGTGAAACCAATATTATTTTTTTCCATCTTTAATTTTATTGGTTCATCAAACGGTGTACATCTTCCTCCTGTTTCCATTTCTTTTATTTTTAAAACTAATAAGTTTGAGTATATCCAGTCTGTTGGATGAGATGTGTACCTGTGAATACAAATCAGATCATCACAACGGTTTCCCCATTTACCTCCTCCTTCAACACTAGCAATGTTTAATGGCATTGGCAATCCTTCATATTCATGTCCTTTAGGGTGCATACGTCTTAAAGCTTCAGTTACTCCATGAGCATTTAAGAATAATGTTATGTTGTTTCTTTTAGCAAACAATCTAAATTCTGTACTAACTTGATAGTCATATTCATGACCTCCTACTTCTTTATATAGTTGTTTGTCTTTTATTAAAGAGTTGTATGGATCTATTAGTATAGCATCATAATCCCAAGCATCTTTAATGTCTTTTGCTTCTTCAAGTAATTCTTTGTATGTGTAAAGTTCTTCAACGTCTATAATCTTAAAATAAGAATCAGACCATTCTAGTGCGTCTTTTATCTCTGCATCTTCAGCCTTTGTAATAGGCTTACGCATTTTAAACTCTATTATTTTTCTTTGAATTGATTGAGGTGTGTTTTCTGAAGACCAGATTAAAAACCTCTTTTTGTGTTTAAGAGCCCATATGACGAACAAATACAATATAACAGTTGTTTTACCAACATTAGCATGACCAATTAATAAATTAAAATTGCCTTGTTTGTATCGTAAGTATTCGTCTATGTCTGGAACTCCTATTTTTAAACCTTCCTTAACTCTTCCGTGTTTAATATCTAAAAGTTTCTCAAATATTTTAGAAGAGTTTACTATCATTAGAATGGAAGATTATCGTTAACGTCTGGCATTTGT